GGTGAACGCGAGACCCCTTCATTCCCGAGCGAGTAAGTCGACAATACAACAAAAAAGATGCCACAACACATAAAGTTCTTGATCGACCAGTACGGCCTGGCGAACACCGCGTGGTTCATTCGTTTGATGAAACGTGGCACCCCGCCCGAGCAGCTTGTGGCCTATTGCGTGCCCAACGAGCGCGACAGCCGGCGGGACGGCGTGTTCCGGGCGCTGCAATACGCAGCCACGCTGCCTGATTCGATGATGCCCGACGAGATCCGTAACGCCTTGAAGCCATGACACAGAAGGAATACCGAATGCACTCTGGCCTGACATCAGGCTACGTCACGCAGCTTGTCTCCCGCGGGATGCCGCTCGAAAGCGCAGAGGCCGCCGACGCCTGGCGCCAGAAGAACGTGCGGGCCCGGGCAAGGAACACCCCGCCCACTGCCTCGGAGCAGGAAGACCCCGCCATCGAGCAGGAAGGCCCCTACAGGCCCGAGGAAGCAGCGCAGCCTGTCGACACCGCCACCGCGGCCACCGACTCGCCGCAGGGCGCCTACGAGCGGCAGAAGGAGATCGAGCGGGCGGCCTATGATCTTGCCGTCCAAGCCCTGCGCGGCCGCCGGGCCGATGCAGCCCGACTGGTTGCCATCCACGCCACCGCGGCAAAGAACCTGACGTCATCCCGTGACGAGGTGATCGCCCAGGCCGAGAAGGAACGGCGCCTGGTCTCCGGCGACTGGGTGCGCAAGGTCATGCAGGAGCACGACGGCGCCGTGTCATCACTTCTCAAAGCCATGCCGAAACAACTGTCCGGCCGTATCGCACCGCACGATCCCGAGCACGCCGAGCGGGAGCTGTCCCGCTGGGTGCAAGAGGTGGCGCTGAAAACCCTTCACAACACCGACCCATGGAAATGACCTACCAACTACACCTGGGGGACTGCCTCGATGTTCTGGCCACACTACCAGACAACTCGGTCGACAGCATCGTGACCGACCCGCCTTACGGCCTGTCATTCATGGGCAAGAAGTGGGACTACGACGTTCCGAGCGTGGCTATCTGGGAGCAGTGTCTACGGGTGCTGAAGCCGGGAGGCCATCTCCTGGCCTTCGCCGGCACCAGGACGCAACACCGGATGGCGTGCAGAATCGAGGACGCCGGCTTTGAGATTCGGGACATGATCGCCTGGGTGTATGGGTCTGGATTCCCAAAGTCGCTGGACGTGAGTAAGGCTATCGACAAGGCGGCTGGGGCAGAGAGGGAGGTGGTGGGAAGCCGGAAGCTCATCGGCACGGCGCGGATCAAGGGGCAGGCCGCATTTGGTGCCACCGCTGGCCGAGCTGATGAGGCATACGCCGAGGCGTACGAGATCAACGACACCTTGCAGATCACCGCTCCCGCCACCCCCGAAGCTCAGCAATGGTCGGGCTGGGGCACCGCCCTAAAGCCTGCCCTGGAGCCGATCACCATGGCCCGAAAGCCATTCTCCAGCACGGTGGCCGCCAATGTGATGCAGTACGGCACCGGGGCCATCAATGTCGATGGGTGCAGGGTGGGGACGGAAACGATTGTAACGGCTGAAAAGAAAAAGGGTTCTAGTTTTACATCAGTTGGCAATTCCGCTGGGTTCAACGGATGCGATGCGTCACAACACATCGGCCGCTGGCCTGCCAACATCATCCACGACGGCAGCAACGAAGCGGCCTTGTCGCTGAAGTCCGGTGCTCGGTTCTTCTACACGGCCAAGGCTGGGAAAGTGGATCGAGAATCCGAGAACAATCACCCCACCGTCAAACCGACCATGCTAATGGCCTACCTCTGCCGCCTGATAACTCAACCAGGCGGAACCATCCTCGATCCATTTATGGGCTCCGGTTCAACCGGCAAGGCCGCAACCATCAACGGCTTCCGGTTCATCGGTATTGAGCGAGACCCGGAATATCACAAGATCGCACACGCCAGAATCTCGAACCAACACGAAGGGCGCCTCCTGTGAACCTGACCGACCTGCAGCGTAACCTGCTCGACTATCGCCGGAACCTCTACAAGCCGACCCCGGTGCAGACGGTAGTCGAATGGTCCGAGGCCAACCTCCGGCTGACCGCCCGGCAGACCGAGCATCCGGGCCCGTTCAGCACCTCGGTGCGGCCGTACACCCGGGAGCCAATGGAATGCTGGAAGGACACCAGCGTGTCCGAGGTGACGCTCTGCTGGGGATCGCAGACCTCGAAAACGACCACCCTGATGGCCGGCCTGGCCTGGCTGATTGCCAACGAGCCGAGCCCGGCCCTGTGGCTGATGCCGACCGAGAACCTCGCCCGTTCGTTCTCAAAGTCCCGATGGCTCCCAATGCTCGAGGACAGCCCGGCCATGCTCGAATGCTTTCCTGCCGAGGCCGACAAGATCACCAACCTCGAGCAGAACTTCACCCGGTCGACGCTGACCTTTGTCGGATCAAACAGCCCGGCCAACCTAGCTAGCCGCCCCGTCAGGGTGCTGATCGCTGACGAGGTGGACAAGTTCGCCGAGGCCACGGCCAAGGAAGCCGACGCACTCGACCTGGCGGAGCAGCGCCTCAAATCGTTTTCCTCGTCCAAGGCCTTTATGACCTCGACGCCCACCGTGGTCGAGGGGCGGATCTGGCAGCGCTTCCTCCGCGGCGACCAGCGCCGGTTCTACCTGCCGTGCCCGCACTGCAAGGAATACATCCGATTGGAGTGGCGCCAGGTGACCTGGGAGGACCACAAGACCGAGGACGGCAAGCACGACCTCTCAAAGATCCGGGCCTCGGCGCATTACGTCTGCCAGCTCTGCCAGGGCAAGATCACCGACGCCCACAAGGTGGCGGCGCTGCGCCATGGCCGGTGGATCCCGGAGAATCCCGGGGCGCTGCCCGGCGTGCGCTCCTATCACCTCTCCAGCCTCTACAGCCCCGACCGTAAATGCACCTGGGGTCACCTCGCTGTCTCGTTCATCGAGGCCAAGCAGTCGATGGGTGGTCTCCAGGGCTTCATCAATGGAAATCTGGCCGAGCCTTGGGAGCAGCAGGACGTGCAGCAGGAGCGCCCGGAGACATCAGTCGAGGTGAGTCTCGACGGCGGCCGCCGATATCTGACCGCCGACGTTCAGGCCGTGGCGCCGTTCCTGTGGTGGGTGTGCCGGGAATGGAAGGACGGCAACTCCACATTGATTGCCGCGGGCCATGCCGACGACTTCGCAGCGCTCCGTCGGGTGCAGATCGCGCTCGAGGTGCACGACATGGATGTCGGCATCGACTCGGGCTTCAACACGCAGGCGGTGTACGATGCCTGTGGTGCCTATTCGACGATCACATCCAACCCGATCACCTACCCGTGCGGCCTCCGATATCCGCCCGAAGGCGGCCTTCGCAAGCCCATGATCATCGGGTGGCTGCCGCTGAAGGGCCGGGAAACCGGCGCCCGGTTCACTGCTCAGAGCGGAACGGTGCACCCGTTCGGCCTGTCGACGTCATCCTCGATGCGCACCGACGTGGTGCAGCCGCTCCTGGTGTTCGATACCGAGCACCTGCGCGATATGCTCTCCCGCCTGCGCAAGGGGGACATCGACCGGGAGTGGGGAGTCTGCCCGACGCCTCCTGTGCTCGAGGCCGAAGGCGCCTATCTGGCCGACCAGGAGCTGTATTGGCGCCATCTCGACAGCCACCAGCTCCGGCCGGTGGCCAACCGAGCGGGCCGGATAAAGCACGTTTGGACCAAGCGCAACCAGAAATGGCCCGATCACCTGCATGATTGCGAGATCATGCAGCTTGCCATGGTGATGCTGTGGAATGACTTGGTGCAAACTGCCGAAACATGATGTTCTGCTAACCTATTGCACCGGCACCCGGAAGATGCATTCTCCCGACGGGTGTTTACGTTCACCGTTGCCATCAAGCGCTCCTACCTGCGGGCCGTTTACTCGGCCCTCGGAGGTTCGACGCTTCTGGCTGCCTTGTCGGCCAAGTCCATCGCGGCATCCTCGGTCATCGAGTCAGGCCAGGTTGTCCGGTCTACTTCATCGTCGGATGTGTCGGTCGAGTTTGCCGAGCCCGGCAAAGGTGCCCCGACGCCTTCCGAGATGGTCGAGATGTGGGAAAGCCTGCTGAACGACTACGATCTGGCCGTGTATTACCTCGGCCAGGACGGCATCTCCAGCCCGACCGACGCCCAAATTTACAACAAGCTGATGACCGTGGTGCTGATTGCGGCCACGTCATTCGGCGGTGACTTCTCCAACTTCCGACGTGAAGGCACCTTCAGAACGGGAATCACCTGATGGGAATCTTCGCCAACATCCTGCAGAGGCTCAGGTCGCAGCCCGTTGATCGTTACGAGGGGGCTGCTAACTCAATCCGCCGTTCGTTCCTCGATACGTCCTACACCTCGGTCAGGTTCGACGTCACGGCCTCTACCCGGCAACAGATTGTGCGGAAGTCCCGGTTCTTCGAGCAGAACAACGCGGTGATGAACCGCCTTGGTGACCTGTTCGAGAACTACACCGTCGGCAGCAACTTCTCGGTGCAGCCGGCCAGTTCTGACCCCGACTGGAACCTCCGGGCGAAGCGCTGGTGGGATACCTGGTGCCGTTACCCGGACATCGGCAGCCGGCAATCGTTTGGCACCCTGATGTCATTGGCTGCCCGCGGGTGGTTCTACGACGGAGAATCTTTCATCCTCTTGACCAAGGGAGACTCCGGGCGCCCCCGGCTGCAGCTCATCGAGCCGCAGCAGGTGGCCACCCCGAATGGCAAGGAGAACGACGTCGACGTGTTCGATGGCGTCCGGTTCGACACCAAGACCGGCCGGGCCTTGTCCTACTACATCGGGCAGGAATCGCAGCAGGGCCAGCTCCAGGACATCCGCTCGATCTCGTCCGACTCCATCATCCACATCTATGAGGCCCAGCGTGCCGGCCAGCTCCGCGGCCTGCCTTTCGTTGCGTGCGTGATCAACGACCTGCACGATCTCGACGACCTGCAGAAGCTCGAGATGGAAAGCTGCAAGCTCGCCTCGAGCGTGGCCCAGGTCATCAAGACGGCATCCGGCGAGGTGCAGGCCACCAGCCTGCGATCCGGTGTGGCTGGTTCACAGGGCACGGCACAGACCTACTACGAGAACGTGTTCGGGTCGACCGTCAAGGTTCTCAAGAGCGGCGACGAGTTCGAGCAGTTCCAAGCTGACCGCCCCAACGTCAACATGAGGGAATACTGGCGCCAGCTCACCGAGAAGGTGTGCGCCGGCGTCGGCATCCCCTACGTTCTGGTTTTCCCAGAGGGAATGCAGGGCACCGTGTACCGCGGCGCTCTCGATATGTCGTCGGTCTGGTTCCGAAGCCGGCACCAGGTGATGGCCTCGGCCGCCCGTCGGATCTGGGAGTACGTCATGGAGTAC